TTGACAGTGCGATACCTGTTTGGTAATTCGCCGTGCCTTTTGTAGTACCAAGTTCTAAGGCATACAGTGTATTAGGTATCATTAAAGTTAGAACTAAGATTAGTCCTTTTAACATATTCATAATAGTTTTCCTCTTTTCTCTCTATATAAATTCAATTAGATCATTATCTAATTTAATCCAACAATTAGAACAAAGAATGATGGAACCGCTCATTAATTTAGTGATTTCAGAACGACTTTCATCACTAATTCCAACTCTCTTTGTTATTTTTCGGATTTCTGAGTCATGTGGGTAGAATTTAAGACAAACAGTTTCCATCTCCCCACAGTGTTTACAGGACTTGTCTGCTAGAAATTCATTTAACAGAACTATCCTTTTGCGGTAGTTTCTCCTCGCACACTTCTTAATAGTGTCTTTATATTTTTCATAATGAGCATTTACCATACTATTATATATAATCCTTATATGTTATAACACTTATAAAAACGACCTTTTAAGAATTAAAATTTTATAAATATCAATGAACAATACAAAAACTCGCAATTAAAAGGAGTATTAATATGTCATTTCTATCTTCTCCTGGCGTTCATGTCCGTGAAATTGACCTCACAAATGTTGTTCCTTCAGTTGCCACCACAGTAGGTGCAATTGCAGGGCCATTTGAAAGAGGCCCAGTTTCTTCAGTTACGACTATCGGAAGTGAACAGGATTTAGTGCAGATATTTGGTAAACCTCAAGGCTCAAACTTTGAGTGGTGGTTTACTGCTGCAAACTTTTTAAACTACTCTGACCAATTGAAAGTTGTTCGTGCCGAAAGTGCAATTCTTAATGCTGGTGCAAATAGTGGTATCCTCATCCGTGATGATGACCATTATCAAGGTTCATTCTCTACGGGACAAGGTTCTCATGGTGAGTGGGCTGCAAGAACTGCTGGTACTTGGGGTAACTCTGTTGGAGTTTCCTTATGTCCTAGTGCTACTGCATATGAACAGCATATGGGAACACAAAACCTCGTTGATGACGCTGCCGCAGCTGCTGGAGATACTACTATTACAGTTGATGATGCAGATAAATCTGGTTATAATTTTAATGTTGGAGACTTAATTTCATTCTCAACTGCCGATTCATCTTCTGATATCACTGCTTTTGCACATATCTCTGGTGATGAAGGTAATGAGTATGAAGTAACTGCAATTTCTACTAATGCCTTAACCATTCGTCTTAAAGACGATCCAAATGGTCAGGGTTTGAAAGTTGCAATTGCAGACGACTCTTTCATTCGAAGACGATGGAGGTTTTATGACCTTTTTAACGGTGCGCCTGGGACTTCCCAGTGGGCAACTAATAATGGTCGTGGAAGTAACGATGAACTGCATGTTGCAGTTTATGACGCTACAGGTGACATCACTGGTTATCAGAATGATGTCGCTGGACAGAGAACTTCTTCTGTCATAGAAATATACGAAACACTATCCAAAAACCCTGTAAGTAAAACTGCTCAAGGTGGTGCTAACTATTACCCAGATGTAATTTTTAGACAATCTCAGTGGATTTACTGGACAGACCATATCGCTGCTGGTTCTAACTGGGGTACAGATACGACAACTACTTACACAGCTGTAGTACCTGTAGACGCTGGTACACTTACTGGTGGAACAGATGATTATTCTGTAACTAACGGTGAACTTCGTGGTGCTTATGATTTATTTAAGGATACTGAAACTTTAGATATTAACTTGGTATTATCTGGGCCATCTGGTGGTGTAGCAGATACTCAAGCTGGTATGGATACACATGGAACAATGATTACTGACCTTTGCGATGAACGTAAAGATTGCGTAGGATTTATTTCACCTTATCGTGCCGCAGTGGTTAATGTTTCTAGTTCTATAACTCAGACTGCAAATGTTATCAACGGTTTCGATACTTTACCATCCTCTTCATATATTGTATATGACAGTGGATATAAGTACATGTATGACAAATATGCAGATGTTTATCGTTATGTACCACTAAACGCTGATATCGCTGGACTGTGTGCAAATGCAGACCGAGTTGCAGACCCTTGGTTCTCTCCTGCTGGATTTAATCGTGGTTCTGTTCGTGGTGCAATTAAACTTGCATACAATCCTAAGAATAGTGAGAGAGACCAACTTTATCGTTCAAGAGTTAACCCTGTTACTAATTTCCCAGGCCAAGGTGTGGTTCTGTTTGGAGATAAAACAGCGCAGACTAAACCAAGTGCATTTGACCGCATTAACGTGCGTAGATTATTCTTGGTACTTGAGAAGGCGATTGCTACTGCTTCTAAATATCAACTCTTTGAATTCAACGATGAGTTCACAAGGGCGCAGTTTAGAAACATGGTAGAACCTTTCTTGAGGGATGTGCAAGGTAGGAGAGGAATCTTTGACTTTAAGGTAGTCTGTGATGCGACTAATAACACAGGTGAAGTTATTGACCGAAATGAGTTTATTGGTGATATTTACGTTAAACCAGCTCGTTCCATCAACTTCATTACACTAAACTTCATCGCTACACGTACTGGTGTTGCATTTAGTGAAGTAGGAGGGTAACCATGGCTAATATAGATGACTTTAAAGCTAATCTCATTGGTGGTGGTGCTCGGGCTAATCAGTTTAGGGTAACAGTTACACCACCGCCTGGTATCGCAATTGGACTAGATGTTCGTAGGACTTCGTTCCTATGTTCTGCAGCTAGTCTTCCTGCCCAAACTTTGGGTGAAATTACTATTCCATTCCGAGGTAGAAATATCTACATCGCTGGTGATAGGACATTTGATGAAGCTTGGACAACTACATTCTATAATGATACGGACTTTATGATACGTACCGCTATGGAAAGGTGGTCTAACGGAATCAATGACCTTGCCAACAATACAGGTGTTATTGCTCCTGCTGATTATCAGACTGATTTGACTGTTGAACAGTTAGATCGAGATGATACAGTTCTGAAGAGTTATATCTTCAGAAGTGCATGGCCAACTGCGGTAACTACTGTTGAATTGACTACTGCTACAGCAGATGCGATAGAAACATTTGACGTTACTTGGAGATACCAACACTTTGAATCTTCTGGTGTGAACTTTTAACCTACTAAATAGAGATACACAGTAGGAGTATATAATGGCAGAACTTTTCGGGTTCCGTTTAACGAAGGTAAAAGAACAGGAGAAGGAGCAGACGTTTACTGCTCCTGATCCTCAAGACGGTACAATTGACGTTGCCGGAGGTGGATTCTGGGGTCAAGTCCTAGACACCGATGGTCGTGAGCGTACTGATGTTGACCTTATTAAACGGTACAGAGACATTGCACAACAACCTGAGTGCGATGCCGCAGTTGAAGATATTGTAAACGAATCTATCGTTGCAAATGAAAATGACCAAGCAGTCTCTATCATTTTAGATGGATTACCATATCCAGATAAAATCAAGAGAAAAATCAGAAATGAATTTAATGAAGTATTGAGACTTTTAGATTTTGGTTCTAAAGGTCACGATATTTTTCGTAGATGGTATGTTGATGGTAGGGTCTACTATCACAAAGTCATAGATATCAATGATCCTCGTAAGGGTATTTCCGAGCTACGTTGGATTGATTCTATGAAAATTAGGAAAGTACGAGAATTAGATAAAAAGGTTGACCCAAAAACTGGTATAGACATGGTAAAGAAGATTACCGAATACTATATCTACAATGATAAGGGTCTTTCTATGGCATCAGCTGGTTCTCCCACCGCCGAGGGTATTAAGATTGCAAAAGATTCTATTGTTTATGTACCATCTGGTGTAGTTGATGGAAATAATGGTAGGGTACTTTCCTACTTACATAAAGCAATCAAGCCAGTAAATCAATTAAGAATGATTGAAGACTCCCTTGTAATCTACAGGGTATCACGAGCTCCAGAAAGACGTATCTTTTACATCGATGTCGGTAATCTTCCCAAAGTAAAGGCAGAACAATACCTCAAGGATGTTATGAATCGTTATCGTAACAAACTAGTGTACGATGCATCTACTGGTGAGATACGAGATGACCGAAACCACATGTCAATGTTAGAAGATTTTTGGTTACCACGAAGAGAAGGCGGTCGTGGTACAGAGATAACTACTTTAGCTGGTGGACAGAACTTAGGTGAAATAGAAGATATTTTGTATTTTCAGAGGAAGTTATATCGTTCTTTGAATGTTCCTATATCCAGATTAGAATCTGAATCTGGTTTTAATCTTGGACGGTCTACTGAAATTACTAGAGATGAACTTAAATTTACTAAGTTTGTACAAAGAATACGAA